TATCTTCAAAAATTCTTAAATTATTACCATTAATATCAATGACTACGTTATTACCGTTTAATGAGCCGCCTGGGGCGTGAGTAAGATTTATTTGTCCACCTTCACTGCCATTTACTGATGTACCGCCAACTGTAAGTGCACCGTTTAAGATACTATTAGTATCTGAACGCAAGAACGAACCTGGAGAAATACCACCTAAAGTGTCTGCATCACCACCAGACTGGGAGTCAACATAAGCCTTAGTAGCAGCATCCTGAGCACCAGTAGGGTTGGTTACATTGGTGATACGGCTAGAGCTTACATCAACAGTACCAGTGCCATTGGGGTTAATTACAACGTTACCGTTATTTGTGCTGACAATACTGTTGCCATTAATGTCTAGATTGCCACCAAGTTGTGGTGACGGATCTTCAACAACGTTAGTAACTTGAGAACCAGACGCGATAGTAATTGCACCTGTACGCTGATCAACCTCAAGAGGACCAACAGTAAACTTACCGTTATGGTCAGTTGTAGCTGTCCAGATTTTACCGTCGTTTAGTTCGGTGATTTGATTGGTATCGTTAGGTACGCCACCGTTTTCAGGAAGAGCATTGTAGTTAGTTCCAGAGCCAACATATTCCATCGTATGGCCGCTAGAAGCGATCATAGAACGGAGGAAGAACGCTGCAGAACTTCCGCTTGTCACAGCACCATTAAGACCAAGGTTCTGTGATTTACGTTGTGGGTTTGGACGGCTAATAGTCACATCCCAGCCAGTACCATTAGCAGTAGCACTGAGGACAGGGTAAGTAACACTATTAAGCGTTACAAGCATATTGCTGCCAGGACGGTTGGCACTACCGAACCAACTAGCATCAGCAACCGGAGCGTCAATAGTGAATGAAGTATCACCGTCAGCTGCATCAGCAGTTGTGTTTGCAGTAAAAATGGCGGTAGTGGACTTACCATCAGCAACCAATGCCAGGTCGCCAAAGTCAGTGGTAGATGCGGCTAGGTTTGCCTGACCACCATTCAGTGTTTTGATGTGGTACTTGTTAAAGAATGCGTAGCTTGACGTACACTGGGCGTAGCCATTGTTAGTAACAAGGATACCCGGACCATTCAGACCAACGTGGGTGTAGCTGTCTGACACCATTGAACGCAACGGTGAGGAAGTTGAGACAACAGAACCGTCAATCAACATACCGCCACCAGTCGGTGCGGAGTCAGTGTCACCTGCACTACCGCCTCTTGGATTGAAGGCATTCAGGTCATTGTTATCAATCTCACTGTCTGAGAAGTTAGTGCAGTTCTGAATGTACGGTGACTTAGTGATATTGGCACCACTAAAGAACGCAAAGTTCCAGCCTTGATTAGCAGGCAGTACAGCGTCAACAGTGTTACCACTACCAGTGCTGGCCTTCATGCCAGTCAACGTGATGTTTTGAACAAACGAACCGCTGTTCAATTCAAACAAAGCGTGGTTGCCAGCACTTTGATCGCCTTGTGTCGCTACAGTCGGATGAACAATGCAACTACGCAATGCCTGTCCGATAATAGACACATTGCGACGTTTGATTTGGATAGGTGCAGCCTCTTGGTAGACACCAGCAGAGACAACAACAATCATGCCGTCGCCGTCGCCAATAATAGGAATGGCTAAACCAGAGCCACCGCCATTTCCAAGGTTAACGTCATCAGCAGATAGGACATCGCCAATTTGATAGCCTTGCAGTACAGCGTTAGAAACGTCTGTGATTGATGTAACAGCTCCACCAGAGATTGTAATAGTAGCTGTAAGTCCTGAACCGGTCGTTCCACCAGTTAGCGGGACATTTGTGTAAGTACCGTTGCCATAACCGCTGCCCCCGTCGAAACCATCGATTGCTTCTGTGGAAAGCTCGATGCCGGCGTTAATGTCGTTGATTGCAGCCTTAATAGACTGCTTAGGACGGCTGATACGGTGACCGTTGTTGGTGTCGAGACCAGCAGTGGCGTCTACATAAATGACTTGTGGTTGGCTAATAAAAGTACCGCCAGAGGCCACACCAACCCAAGATGAACCACTCCACATAGAAATGGTTAGATCATCATCATTTTGAAGCCATACAGCACCCTTACCAATACCATTTGTAGGTGTAGGCGAGTCTACTTGGACGTAGTTTTCAAAACGACGAATAGCTGCTGAAGAGGTAAAAACTTTATTGTTTGACCCAGCAATAGCGTAATTATTAGATTGGTCGACTAGCCTAATCTTGTCTGTAGTTTTGATCTTGTCAAAGTCAACACTACTATCTGTCAGCCCAACAGTAATTGTACCGTCACCGTCATTGGTGATGGATACACCATCCGAGCCAGCAATATCGCCAGTAATAGCCTCATCGATCATGTCATCGATCTTGGCTGTAGTAGCAATAGTATCATCGTTGTTCGGGTTAGCTTCCGAAGAATCGATAATTTTCTGATTGTTGATACGGTCAAGATCAACACTGTTGAATCCAATGCCTAAGGTGGTTTGACCACCAGATGCACTCTTTGTAAGGCCGGTGTTATCAATAAGAATATCACCTTCGATAGCGTTATCGATCTTGCTATCAGTTCTTCCGTCAATCGCTCCTGTGGTAGCAATGCGTGTGTTAGTGCTTACCCACGGTTCGTTGCTGTCAATAGTCTCGCCAGTGTCTGACCAAGTTTGAGTATCGACGTAGTTTTTGGTAGCTGCATCACTTGCTGCAGTAGGTTCACCAACGTCTGTAAGCTTATTGCTATTGAGATCAACATTGGTGACAAACTCACCATTCTCCTTAGTTACATACTGATCGCTCAGCTCTTGTAGGGAGAACAGCTTCTGCTCATCATTGTCATTCAGGTCTTGTGCCCGAATAGCTGAGCCGGGAAAGAACGTTGCACGGGAGGCATCGATCTCTGACTCACGGAAGATGCGGACGACCTTACCATTTGCTGGAACAGCGTTGAGCTGCACAGAAGTGGCTGTTGGGAAGGAATATGCAGTTGTAGGTTGCCGCACACCGTCAAGACTTACCTTGACGTCGGCTTGTTTGATGTATTGGAAGGTAAAAGAAAAGACGGACGTTGAACCGTCCGCCGTATAACTATTTTGTGTAACAGCCATTGAAGTTAGTAATTAGGGAATTGAATTTGAGTGTCCCTTTGAACAGTTTGATCATCAATTTCTAATCGCTTGCTCATAGCGTCTTCTAGGCGCCTCTGCAAACCTTTAGAAGCTTCTGTGTAACCCAGCTTCATAACGTTTTTAGCATTAGTGCTGTAACCACGGATGATATTGGTTACTGCTTTATAGACATCAGTAGAAGAGTCTTTGGCTCCAGCTTGACGCTGTTGTTCAGTAGCGGGTAGGTCTACTTTAGTGTATTGAGGGCTATTGAAATACTCAAGGAGATCAGCACGGAGAGCACCATCGGCGGCTTTGAGGGATCTGAACTCAGACATTTCTTCATTAGTCAAGTCCACGGGGATTCCACCATTAATCATGGTCCTCATCTCCTCATCAATGTTCACCCCCGCATCAAACAGCTTTTTGTGAACAGGGTCGGTGCGATTGAGAGAGAAGCGGAGACCCAAAGGTGTGCCCATGTTGATGAGGGCCAGCATGTTTCCACCACCAACACCAAAACCATCACGGGTCATTTCACCACCGGTAAGCGGGTCAGGACGGCCAGGTAGGGCTGCGGTAGAACCGAGACCACCGTTCTTTTTAAGGAACCAAGACCAAGCAGGTTCGTTCTTAGCTCGGTGCTCACGGATGATTGGGTCGAGTAGCTGTCCAATCTGGTTACGGGCTCCAGAGTATGGGGTGATGCCTCGGACAATGTTGCCTCCAATAGCAGCGGCTTTGCCTTCCTCTGTTGTGGTAAAAATCTCAGCCGCAGAAGCAACCTGGGCCAGGAATGATTTATTAATAATGTTTGATGCCAGAAAAGCTGGAACTGTGCCTCCATCAAAATCACCAGCGCCCAAAACAGCGCCTGTATCAGCCATAAAGCCAATGATGGTGGTCATTGGTTCAAGGCCTTGGTAGTTGATCTCGACAGAACCAACTTTTAATGTAAATGGTTTGTTACCAGCATTTCTCCATTTTTTATTGTTTTCGGCAGTAAGTGGTCCAGCACCAGTAAGGTTGCCGGTCATGCCAAGTACACCCGCTGAAATACCAATAATGTTGGCGATAGCAGACTGACCGTCACGCATAGCGCGGTAGTAATCGTCGCCGTTTTTGTACTGAGCATCCATCTGCTTGACGAGGTTGGTCACGCCAGGAGTCATATTGATGGCACCCTTCAGGATTTGAGAAGGGGTCTTCACGAACGTCAGACCCAGGAGACGAGCGCCAGGAACGGTGGCAAGTGTGTTCAGGCCTTGGACGAAGCTGTTGCTTTCGCTGATCGGTTGTTGAAAGGTAAACACCCTGGCAAGGTCTTCAGCTTCAGGGTCGATCAACGTCAGTTTATCTTCAGCAAACACGTCGAGTTCGTGTTGCTTTTTATAGGTCTCGACAAGCTCAGCAAATTCTTCAGAGGCCCGGCCAGTTAGCGGACGATCACCCATTTGGGCAAGAGCGTCCTCAACAGCACGTCTGGCAATGGTCTGGCGACCGGCGACAACTTTAAAGAAGCTATCGACAGTGCCCATAGCCCGCATCATGGGCTGGAAGAAAGGAGAGCCGAGGAGCTTGTGCATGTTGATGCTCCAACCCAACAGCAGCCTTTGGCCCCAGTTGAGTTGACCAGAGACTTCCATCTCTTGGATCTTGGCCATACGTTTGGTGAGATTCTCATCCCAAATCATGTAATCCGTGTTGCCAAAATCGAGGCCTTTGGCGTTGTCATTCCAGATACGAGGAATGAGGTCAGTGATTTCTCTGTAAGCCTCGTAGGTAGCACCAATAGCGGCTACAGCCTGATGACGTACCGGTTCACCAGCTTTACCAGCAAGGTAGCTACCAAATAAAGCTTGGACTGGGTGTCCAGTTGCCTGGTAGAAGTTACCCCAGAAGTTACGAGCCTGGGTAGCAGGACCTGATAGCAGGGAGTTGATGTAGAAACCATCGAGGTTTTTGATGTTGGCAGAAGCAACAGAGCGCCAAATGTTGAATTGGTTCTCAGCAATCCCGTGAGAGAAAGCCATTACATCAATAGCCCGTGAAAGCTTCCGTTGTGCAGCTTTCGGGTTGGTACGAATCTCGTCACCAAGGGCCAGGAGTGCGTTGTAGGTAGCTTCCTGACGAGCTGCGCGATCATTGTGGTTATCCAGAATTTTCTGGAAGATCTCACGCTGCGTTGGGTCGATAATGGTATCGCCTGTGTTGTCTGCCATAACAGCCAATTCACGCAACATGCTGCCTTTAGCAGCGTCGTCACCTTTGAGGATGTTGTACATCATCAGGAAACGCTCGTTAAGGCGCTCCAGGTTCATCTGAACCTCAGCAGCACCTTCCTTTATTTGGTTGTGAATGGTTTGGCCCAACTCTTTGTTCTCAACCATTGTCTGGCGGAACAATTTGTTGATGGCTTCACGGCCCTCCACAGTAAGAATGAAGCGGTCGCCGATGCTGTCACGCATCAAAGTACCGAAACGAGTGTCACTCTTCATCAGAAGATCAATCTCGTCGCCCTGAAGTTGCTTGATTTCGCTAAACAATTCGTCAGCAGCACCTTGCATCTGCTCAAGAATCTGAGCATCGTTACGGCTTGCGTTTGATTTAGGGGTCTCACCCGCAAGATTCCTAAGGACCAGATACTCGTCTTGGTCACGAGCAAGTGAGCGTATGTTTGCCTCAGT